CTTTATTAATAATCCTACACCAGAATATGTTGACTTTGATAATTCAAATTCTTTATCAGCAGATCTATCAGGTGCAACAGCATCATCAATTAACGATTTAAGAAGAGCATTTAGATTACAAGAATGGCTAGAAAGAAACGCAAGAGGCGGTGCTAGATATATAGAAATTATAACAGCTCATTTCGGCGTTAGATCATCAGACGCTAGATTACAAAGGCCAGAATTCCTTGGAGGTTCGTCCACACCAATTACCATAAGTGAAGTTCTGCAGACATCTGCAAACGCAAGTGAACCAACTCCCCAAGGTAACATGGCTGGACATGGAGTTTCAGTAGGTTCATCAAATTACGTTTCATACAGAGCAGAAGAACACGGTTATATTATAGGTATTATGTCAGTCATGCCCAAAACCGCTTATCAACAAGGAGTTCCAAAACATTGGAAAAAACTTGACAAATTCGATTACTATTGGCCAAGCTTTGCAAACATTGGAGAACAGCCAATTTATAACGAGGAAATTTATCACCAAAACAATCCAACAGATGCAGAAGTATTCGGATATACACCGAGATACGCAGAATACAAATATATTCCATCTACTGTTCACGGAGAGTTTAGAGATTCATTAAAATTTTGGCATATGGGTAGAATATTTGCATCAAAACCAACACTTAATCAGGATTTTATTGAATGCGATAGCGCAGAAGTAGACAGAGTATTTGCAGTACCAGAAGAATCAACAGAACATTTATATGTGTATTTACACAACGAAGTAAAAGCAACAAGATTAATGCCATACTTCGGAACACCAACAATTTAGAAATCATGGGATACAGAAGATCAAAACGAATTAAAAGGAAAGGCATGGCTTTCAAAAAGAGAAGCCGAATGCAAAAAAAGAAATCTAGAAAATATAATTCATATAGAGTAGCTAGAGGCGGTATTAGATTATAAGTAGGTCTGGGGACCTGCTTGGTCCCCCCTACACTAAAAACCATCATTATGCAGTGTTTCACACCATTTAGAGTACGTAATAAATCGAAAGATTATAAAAATCAAAACTTAATGGTTAATGTACCATGTGGTAAATGTCTTGCATGTAAAAAACGCCGAGCTTCACATTGGAGCTTTAGGCTTAACGAAGAAGCAAAGACTTCTTCATCAGCATGTTTTATAACATTAACATACGAAAAGGCCCCAATTTCAGAAAATGGCTTTCAAACCCTTGTAAAAAAGGATTATCAACTTTTTCTTAAAAGACTAAGAAAAAAGTGCCCTACTAACAAACTTAAATATTACGCTTGTGGAGAATATGGAACCAATACACACCGCCCTCATTATCATGCTATTTTATTCAATCTGCCTAAATCTCTTATTGAGCGTCCTCAAGTCATTGCTGACACTTGGACTAAAGGTCATATTCACATTGCTAACAATAATCAACTTACTATTAATTACGTGGTTGGTTATATAACCAAATCAAATTTTCAAAGGTTTAATACTTACGACGACAGACTACCAGAATTCTCTTTAATGTCAAAAGGCATGGGACTTGGATATCTATCCAATGCCATGAAAAAATATTATAAAGACAGAGAAATCTTTTGCATAGTTAGAGAATCAGGACAAATTATTTCAATGCCCAGATATTACAAAGAAAAAATTTTTGATAAATCAGAGCTTAAAAAAATGTATAAAAAATATATCGAAGAACAAGAAACAAACTTCGAAGAAATGTTCAACTCAGGAAAAGACGAGCATGAACATTATAAAAATATTATCAGACGAGATAATAAACAGCAAATGCTAAAACGATTAAAAATTTAACACTTATGAAAAAAATTAACAATGCTTATTCAAAAGACAAATGGAAAGGAAAAATTATGGATCAAACAGTCCATACTATTCCAGATCAAAACTTGTCTATCAGACAATTATTAGACAGACACTCAAGAGGATTACCTCTTGGAGCATCACAAAATCAGGGAGAATATTTCGACACCGAAATTCCCCGATTCGACGATCTAGTCGACATGATGGAACATAAAAAACAATTAGTTAAAGAACATAAAGCTTTAACTAAAAAAATTGAAGCTGAGCAAAAAGCTCAAGCTGAAAAACAAAAAGCTACTGCCGAAGTCGTAGAAGTAGCTAAAACAAACCCTATAAAAAGTGCTGAATCTTGATTCGGCATTTTTATTGGGTAAAACTGCGATGATAATCGCTAGCACTAATATCATACTTGATATATTAGTGCTAATTGACACCAATACAACTTTAAACGACCAAAAAACGAAAACGCAGTGAAAGTAAATAGGGGAGGTAAAGGAAAAAACGTGTCAAAAAAAACAACCAAAATCATAAAGATTTGGTAAATAAAAAAAAATCATTATATTGCATAAACAAACAGAGGATCTACCTCTGGTTTAACATACTATAAATTATAGTTCAAATATTATTAACACTTATGGAAACAAAAAATTTCAAAACTGAAGAAGAAAAAAAACACGATGAATCAATTCGAAAAATCGTATTACAACACTGTGTGGCTTGCCACCAACAACTCGATCTCTTACAACTTAGGCTTATCAACTTTGATGATCTGGTTAAAGGAGTTCAAGATACAATTCAGTTAACAAACAAACAACTTTCGGAATTAAATTTCGAAAAAGCTGGAGTAACAATACCAACAAAACTTAAAAAAGTATAAATGGGATTAAACGGAGCTAATAATACAAGTTCATCTTCTGGTGGAAGATCAGGCATACTATCAGGACTTGGAGCAGTACTAGGAGGACCAGTCGGAGGACTGGTCGGTTCCCTAGCCTCTTCATTATTAGGAAATAGAGGTGCTAGAAACAGACAAAGACTAGCAGACCAACAGAATATTAAATTCTGGAATATGCAAAATGCATATAATACACCTAAACAACAAATGAAAAGATTAAAAGATGCCGGACTAAATCCGAATCTTATATATGGTTCAAACGCTAACACCGGTACAGCCGGTTCAGTTGCACCATCAAAAGCATCACCTTATAGTGTACAAAACCCCGTACCATCAGCAGTTCAAACAGCTTTAATAGGTTCACAAATTGCAAACTTAAATTCAATTACAGCAAAAAATAGAGCTGAAACAGCTAAAACACTTGGACTTACACCTTCGCTTATAGATCGAAGTAATAAACAACTAGAAATATTAGTTGAACAAAAATTTCAACAATCAGTTAAATCAGGACAAATTACTGCACAAGAAAAAGCAAGAACTCAAGAATTAATGGCTAAAGCCGAACTTACAGTTATTAACAAAGGTTATCAAAAAGCTTACACAGATTTTAAAAAAGGTTTAATATCTCAAGGTATCGATCCAGCCGGAGGATTACACACTACATTATTAAAATGGTTCGCTAACATGTTTAAATCATCAAATAAAAAAACAGGATCATTTAATGTTGATCCACAATTCACAAACTAATTATGAGTATATTCAGTAAAGTGGCTATGCCACGACCACAAACAAACACATTTGATCTATCACACGATAGAAAATTCTCTGGTCGAATCGGAGAATTAATGCCAATCTCTGTAATGGAAGTAGTACCAGGAGATAAATTCAATATTAAGGCAACTAATCTTACAAGATTCGCACCGCTTATTACACCAATTATGCACAAAGCAAGTGTCTATTGTCACTTCTTTTTTGTGCCAAACAGAATATTATGGCCAAACTGGGAAAACTTTATATCAGGTGGAGAAGATGGTCTTGCAGACCCAACATTCCCTACCGTAGACTTAACCATTCCAACTCAATATGGAATTCAAACACTAGCAGATTACTTAGGATTACCAACAGGATCACAAATATCCAACGTATCAGCTTTACCTTTCGCCGCTTATCAGAAAATTTATCAAGATTATTACAGAGACGAAAACTTAATAACTAAAACAGACGTTACGTTATCAGACGGAACACAATCTGGAGCAGACACAATTGAACTAAGTTCAATGAAAAAAAGAGCATGGCAACATGACTATTTCACCTCTGCCCTTCCTTGGACACAAAGAGGACCAGAAGCTACAATACCCCTTGGAACAACAGCTCCAATTCTATATAATAATGGCGCAACAACTTATAACAAATTAAGAGAATATAACACAGGTAATGTAATACAAAATTTTGATTCATCAGGAGCCGCTCCATTAGAAACAGATATTAACGGTGCATT